TTGTTTTATACTCTATTGCTATGATGTAAGTATATATTGTTTTGTGTATATTGTCAAGTGTTTTTTTAGATTTATTTTTGTTTTGTGGCGGTGGCTATTTTTGTCCTGGAAAGCAAAACTTTGTCGTCGGGCTATTGCGTTGTATGGATTGTTTGAATTGTTGGAATGTTGTTTGATGTTGTTTAATGCTTTGGCGTTTTGTGGCGGTAGGGGTATTTAGCGGTTATGGGTATATTAGCTTGTAGTAGAGTAGTTATTTTTTATAATATAGCGTATACACGTATGCCCGCGCTATAAGAGTTTTGAACGCCAAAAAAGGGCACCGCCACCAAAATTCATTGATAAAACACAAATGGCTTACAAAAACATGCCTTTTTGTGCTCAAGGTGACACGATCGGCAAGGCAGGCAGGGCATATGTACCCTATTTTAAGCGCTGCAATAGATCAATGATTATATCATAATCAATGATTATATCATGATCATATATAGAGCATGATCGCTTGAGTGCTTGAGTGCATACGCGCTGCATGAGTGCTTACGCGCTGCATGAGTGCATGAGTGCATGAGTGCTTACGCGCTGCATGAGTGCTTACGCGCTGCATGAGTGCACAAGCGCGCGTGTTATATTAAATAGCAAGGGCATGCCCATGCCCGCTGTATGAGTGCATATATTTTTATTCTTGATCCTACCCTGGGGATACTATTCGATCCGGCTAGCATCCCGTTAGGTTCGGTTCCGCTGGAAGGCAAAGAGCGACGCTGTCCGCTGCAATTACAAAAATTCAAACGTATAAAAATTACTCCCCCGACGGAAAAAGCCTCTAAATTTAAAAGTATAAAATTTCTCTTGACAAGAACCGACCCCTATGTTAAAATCACAACATGAAAAAATGCTCCGTCGAAAACTGCGGTAAAAAATACCACGCTAGAAATTTCTGCCACAACCATTATCTGATATGGCGCTATCATAATTTGCCAAGACAAAAACGCAGCTACCAGAGGATAGGGACAAAATGGTCCCGACGATACGGCATGAGTCTCCGAGAATTAGCAGCCGGGCTTGGAATTTCTATGCACACAGTCTATGAGTTAGCTAAAAATAATCTTATCCCCGCGTGGCAATATGATCCGAAATATATTTTATCCTTGACAAATTCCAAAACTCAAGATACAGTATCAACCAGGCCGGCAGAAACTCAGACCCCTGAGAAAAGTTCCGGTGGCTCAAAACAAAAGGAGTTACCATGGGAGTAGTATCGATAGACCACATCGCCATAAGTTGTCATGGAGAATTTTACTTTAAGGCTGATAACATAAAAGGGCGTAAGCCATTTTCCCAGGTCATTAAAGCCCCGAACATGGATTTCTTTAAACAGACGGCGATACGCTACACAGGTACCGACGACGAGGGTAAATTAAAGTTTAAAGAGACCGAGTTCATCAACGTCCGCGGCATAATCAAGAAACGTCTCCTTCCGATGCTGCTTCCCAAGAAGTACCCTGATTTTGTACGTGTTCGTTCGGTGACTATCGACGAAATCCAAACCCCCGACGGACAGAGCCTCGAGTTACCCGTCACCCTTCAATCCCGTAATCAACTGATCGAGTTATGCCGAGCTAAAAAAATCCCTGTTGAGGCGGCCAGCTATCTCAATATTGATGAATTACGTACCGACGTACTTGAATACCAGGCAGATCCGGAGGTTTTTTTACAGAACATGGAGCGAAAGTCCAAGAAACGCGCCGAGGAAAAGGAGTTCATGGCGTTGAATGATATGATACCAGAGACCCCGGCCGCTGAGACACCCAAGAAAATTACCAAACCCCAGCCGAAGGGTATTGTGGATTTGTAACCAGAGAAAGAACTAATGGTTGAAACAGCAACGAGAATACAATCAGTAGTGGACGAAGCGGGCAGGAAAACATTTCTGGCAGGCCGCTATACCCCCGCCGAGATTGTTGAGCACCTTAAAAGCGCTCTGGCCTCCGATTACACAGGCCGCGACATAAATAAGTTAGGGATGACTAAGGGGGAGGCGGCATTTTTGTCCGTGGCAGAAAGCGCCCAGGACGGAGATATCTCGGCGCTGGAAGCGTTACTCAATAGACTCTTGGGAAAACCTGTTCAACAGGTCAATGCTTTGAATGTGTCCGCCAGCCTATCGGAGTTTCTCGGGGGTCTTGCGGCGGAGATGGATAAGGCCGATCCTTTTATCGACGTAGATGTTGATCCTTTATCAGATTAGCCATGATAGATACTCTCCCTCCCCCACAGATAGCGGCCCTAAAAAAACTTTCCCAGGAATATCCCTACTACTCACGCACGTGTCTGAAGATAATTACCAAAGAAGGCGCGATCGTTCCTTTCGTTTTAAACAAAGCCCAGACGTATCTCCATTTAAAAATCGAAGCTCAGAAGTCACGTACCGGCCGGGTCCGTATTGTCATCCTCAAGGGCCGGCAGCAGGGATGTACGACGTATGTCCAGGGCCGCTTCTTCCACCAGACACAGTTTCGTGCTAATCTCTCGGCGTATATCCTCGCTCATCAAAGTGAGTCCACATTAAAAATCTATGGTATCGCCTCGAAGTTTCAAACCAATTTACCTGCGGCGCTTAAGTTTCCGTTAATCAAGAATACCGAACGTGCCATGACCATCGAGAACGGATCGTCCTATACTGTTGGAACAGCCGGGTCAGCTCAGATCGGTCGTGGCATGACGGTGCATCTGTTCCACGGCAGCGAAGTCGCATTTTACGAGAACGCCGACGAGCTGTCCGTGGGGTTGATGCAGACGGTCGCCGATGTTAATGGTACAGAAATGATTTTTGAATCAACTGCCAATGGCCCGGGTAATTTCTTTTATGATCTTTGTATGGGGGCGATCGCCGGGAAGAACGGGTTTGAGTTAGTGTTTATTCCTTGGTATTGGCAAGAAGAATACAAGGACCCAGTACCGCTGTCGGAGAGCGAACTCGACGCCAAAGAGCAAAGGTATTATGAAGCATACAAAGCCGATGGTCTTACTCTCCACCATCTTGCCTGGAGGCGCCGGAAGATAGCGTCGTTCGGGGATAAGGAATGGAAATTTTTGCAAGAGTATCCGTGTAATCCCAACGAGGCTTTTATACGTGCCGAGGGACGTTTCTTCGACCTAGCAAAAGTGTATGCCGCCTGCGGCCGCAAACAGGTCATGTCGATGGTAGCCCCACTTATCGTGGGTGTCGACCAGGGGCGTACAGGTGATGACACTAAGATCCGCCGGCGCAGGGGAAAGATACTTTACCCGATAGAGACGATACTTGCCGACGATGGCGAGGAGCGGGACATGAGACTCGCCGGACGACTGGCACAGATTATCGACCGTGAGGATGTGGACAAGATGTTCATAGACACGACCAACGAACACGGCGCCCTTGACAGGTTGCACGAACTGGGGTATAAGAAAGTAGTGAGAGGGATACACTTCGGCGAAGGCGCCATGGATCCAACCCGCTACCGTAACAAGCGGACGGAGATGCACTTTGAGTTTGCGGATTGGCTAGAGGATTCAGAAGTATCAATCCCGGCGGACGAGCAACGGTTTATGACGGAAGTGGGTTCAATCCCCGAAGCCAAAGAAACGTCTAACAGTGTCAAATATCTTGTCAGTAAAGACGAAGTCAAAAAGATTTTAGGTTGGTCGCCGGATGAACTGGACGCCACAGTGTTGACGTTTGCGTATCCGGTCAGGGCTAAAGCTACGTCGGCGAGAAACACGACCGGGGATTCAGGGTCGGTGGTCAAGTCGGGGTTTAAGTCAAAACTCGCGACACGCCAAGGAGCCTTGCGATGAGTGAGGTTGAGATCAGACCCTTTGCTCCCGGGGATTGGGAGTATATGTTAGATTTGGCTGAACAAGATGAGGGGGCGTATGCCACTCGTACCCAAATTGAGGAACAGGTTTTGAAATATGGGCTTGGCTTTTGGGTAAGCGAAATTCGGGGTGTTCGGTTTGGTGTCGGGATTTGTCTAAAAGTAAAGGGTTTCTTTATCATGGAAGGTCTTAAAGACAAAAGAGTTTTTGGGGCAACTATTAAGCATAGTGTTGAAGCCGGGCGGCTAATTTTAGACCGGATATTTGTGGTATCGGATGTCATACATACCTGCGCCCGGGAGAAAGACAAGGGTATTCAAATATTATGTAAAAAACTAGGTTTTAAAAAAACTGGAGTCGCTGATTCGGGGTACGGTCCGATCGTGTGGTTCCAGAAGGAGAAGAAAAAATGCCCATCTTACCAGTGATAGGGGCACTAATATTAGGGTCGGCTGGCGCGGCAGCAGCAGGTGCAACAGCAACGGCGGTAGTTGGGGGGCTCGCTATTGCAGGAACTGCGGCAGCGATTGGTACATATGCGTATAGTGAAAGTGAAAAAGCGACGGACGCGAAGAAAGCAGACAGGTTGCTCAGTTCAAATGCTGACGACGCGCGGAAGGCAGCGGCTGCGGCCGGCGGAAGTGCCGTTGGTAATGTAACCGGGCAAGAAGCCCAAGACACTGTGGCCAAAAGAATGGCGCGGGCGGGTTCGTATTTTACATCGCCGCTGGGGGACACGTCTAACGTTTCTTCGGCGAGTCAGAAGGTGTTCTCATGAGTGTAAACGTTGAGAATCTGTTAAAAGAGTTCGCAGCGGTTAAGACCCGGCGAGCTCCGTGGGAGCCAATGTTAGAACTTGTAGCCCGGTATGTGTTTTCCCGGAAGCAAGGGTTTTCCGGAGACAGCAACCAGGGAGAGTTTTTTACCTCTGACGAGGTATTCGATGATACCGCAGCGCTGGCCTTGGGTCAGATGGTGTCGTCGGTTGTCGGAGCTTTGTGGAAGAACGGCGCCCGGACTTTTAAGATCGTAAGACCCGAGCAGTGCCCTGAAACTGAGACAATTAAAACGTACTACAAGGAGATTAACCGTCGGTTAGTCTCCCAAATCGAGCATCCCAAAGCGGGATTTGGTACTTCTTTCCAGGAGTATATGCTCGAGAATGGTGCGTTTGGTACGTCGGGTATGGGTGTGTTTGCCACTAAGTCGAGTTCCGATCACCGCCTTGATTACCGGGCGATGGGGATTAAACACATGTGGGTTTGTGAGGATGCCTCAGGAAGGGTCGTAAAAATCTTTTACGAAGTTGAGTTGGACGCCTCGCAACTCGTTGATGAGTACGGTACAGAAGTGCTGGCGATTGACGTGGTCAAAGCGGCGTATGAGACGTTCAATTTCGAAAAGAAGTTTAAAGTCCTCTGGGTTATGCGGCCGCGAAAAGAGTACGACCCTACGAAACTGAAGAACAACCAGAACATGCCGATCGAGTCGATACACATTCTTGAAGAGATGAGAAAAGAACTCAGGCAGTCAGGGTTCCGTGACCTTCCGATTAAAGTTACCCGGTTCTATAAAAACGAAGGGGAAGAGTATGGCCGCTCGCCGGCAATGGAAGCGTTGCCGACGATT